ACTCTATTCTTCATAATATCCATTTTATCCGCAGTTGTTAAAGTTGATTCCCCAAGGGCGTCAACTTTACCCTCGGAATCTTCCATCGCCGCCAGGAGTCCATCAAATTCCATTGCCCCGCTTCGTATTGCATCCTTGAATCTAACTCCCGCCCCGGCTCCAAATGCGTCAGTCGCAAGCGCCATCGCCTCGGTTTCGGATGTTGCGTTTTTGATCTTATCAAATAGATCAGTAAGCCCCGCCCCCATGTCCTCGATCCCTTCTTTGCTCATCTTCTGCATGGCTGTGGATAATCCCGGCATGATGGCTTTGGTCTCTATTCCAGCCGCCGCCATATTCGCAAATAACGCGGTCGATTCATCCAGGGACAACCCCATTTCTTTTAACTGGGGTCCAAACTTTACGACCTGTTCGGATAATTTAGTCATCGGAACGCCGACAGCCTGAGATGCTGTGACAAGTTTATCCAGTTGAGACTCAACCTCTGATGCTGGAACCCCGAAGGCAACCATTGAATCAGAAACGGCTTTGATCATGGGGGCGGTTTCCTCACCCATGACCCGGGACATGTCGAGGAATGCCTTGGACGCATTCTGGAGTTCATCGCCCTGGAGACCCAGTTCCGTATTCAGGTCGGCAATTACGCTTGAGACTGCGGCGGCATCCTGGGGAACATCTGCAAAAACTTCTTCGAAATCCGTTTTCAGAGCTTCAAGAGCTTCCCCGGTTGCCCCGGTTCCAGCGGCAATAGTATTCTCTGCCGCCTTGAATTCATCTCCGAGTTTCACAGCCGCCATAGCAAATCCCGTCGCCGCCGCAGATCCTATGGCGATTGGCTTCGCGAGTCCCTTGACCTTATTGCCAAGACCCCCGAGATTCTTCTCGGCTTTTTTTGTATCCGCCGAAACCTCGACTGTAACCGTATTCGCCAATTTACTTCTCCGTTTCCGGTTGGTTTAATCCGACAATATGCAACAACCGCATGAGGCTGACATCTTCCCCGTACAACTCCGACGGCAGACAGGAATACCTCTGGCATATCCCGTCCACTATTTCCGCCTGATAGAGTTCCAGGGGCTTCTCTATCACGTTCCCGTCCTTATCAGTTCCGCCCTTAACGTGTTTCCACCTGACGATGTCAGCCTCTAGTTTTCCCCCGAGGTTCCCGCCGCCTCCGCCCATGCCCCGATTATCGCAATACAGACCGCCGGGGGAAGCGAAAGGAATCCGTCAGCATCGGGAGTTATATTCTCACCGTCATCGTCGCAGAGATTCCATGACTTGACGATTTCATTCCCGAATCTTTCAAAAGCTGTTTTCGTTTCCCCGGCAGTCGAATCTTCCCCGATATTCTGAAGTTCGAAAAAGGTACGGACATCAACATCCAGACGGGCGTTGATCTCAGCACCTTCGTAATCATGCCCGTCCGGAAACGTCAGGATTGCCTGGCGCCTCGGAACTATGAACGGCTGGGAATGCCGGGATAATGATGTTGGTCGACTGCGTTTCTCAACTACCATCAGGGAACCGTATCCCAGTCTGGAACAGTTCCATCCTGAAGAGACAGGTCACAGGACCAGGTTGCCGATCCATCAGTTCCCCTGTCGAAATTATACGCCCCGATAACCATCTCCATCGTGAGCCTTGGATTGGAGGAGGTATTTCCCCCGATCCGGTAATCGAAGGTTCTCGTTGTCCCGCGACCTTCTGCAAGAACGGCATGCTCCTTATTCGCGGCAAAATCACAGGTGCCTCCCAGGGTAACCGTCCCGTCGCTCAGTCCAACAAGCCTCTCAACCCCACTCTTATCGACCCCGGTAGCCTCCAGTAAGTTCTGGGAGTTCCCGATCGAAAGGGAGCTTACATTAGAACTTATGTCCCGGGCAGTGCCGCCGGAGTCGTCTATCGCTATGTAATCCCCCAAACCAGTCTGCTTCGCCATAATAGCCTCCTGAAAAAATTCCTATATTTTATAAAACTTTAATTAATCCCTGACATAACCAATCGCAAATGTTATTGATCCGGATGACGCGTCCAGCACCACCCTGTTCTTAACCTCCTATAGTCTGCATAGTGCTACTGCTATTTTTGCGTTACTGAAAGTGCCTGTTGTTACTACTTTTATATACCTTTGAACTGTTCCTTCCATCGTCTGCCTTACTGCTGTCGGGGCGCCTGCCGCCGCTACGGTTGAGAAAGTCATAAAGTTCGCGTAGGAGCCGCCGCTAGAGGTTGATTCCTGTAAATTTACTGTGACACTGCCAGAGTCAAGGCTTAACAGTTGAAGATAAGCAGATGCTCCATTCGAAGAAGATGCTCCACTATCAACAACGGTTCCCGATCCCGCTGAAGAATGAGTGTCATCATGAGCGGTTAACATTTCGCCAAATTCCAGCGGCGCTCCACCGGTTGAGGAATAATTGACAACACCCGATATAGCAGAACCCGGAGCCGAATCCACAGAATAGTCTGCCTGCTTGGCAACTATTCCCGCGCTCTTAGCCCCGACCGCGCTCCCCATTGGGACCAGTACTGTCTGGTCTGCTGTCGGCTGTTTTCCGCTGAGTGACGTGAAGACCGAATGGGATTTACTGGATGCGGCATCAAACCAGACATTTACCGTCATTTGCCCGGAAGCCTCGCCGACGATCCTTTTGACACCCGACGAGTCCAGCGTCGTAACATCGAGAAGGTTCTGGCTCCATCCCGCCGAGGCAAGTGAATTCGCATCCCCCGAGAGATCATATCCCTCAACATAAAGCCTTGTATCTAACCCGGTCGTCTTTGCCATTGATTGCTCCTATGGGGTAATTGTTACTTCCCCGAGGATCTCGACCTCGAAGGGAATGTCCATTGTCCTGTATGCCACCCCGCCGATATCCGTGTAACCTGTCGCCATTGTTCCGACATTTGAATCAGAACAATTCCCCGCCAGATTCGCATCACTTCTCAATGCCGTGTCGATATTGACAGCGGCATCCCACAGATCCTCTTCAATTGATTCCCGAACGTCCTGAGATGCCTGCATCCTGAAATATGATCGAATTGTAAAAGTGGTCATTGTCGAAACATCAGTAAAGGTTTCGAACATTGTTGACCGTGAGACTATCCAGAAGGCGCATAGAGGCGTCCCCGGGATAGAAAGGGGTTCTCCCCTTAGAATCGCCGTGAATGTCGGGTCTGAGACCGTCCCAAGCAATGCGTCTATTCTGTTAATTGCTCCTGACCGGCTCATTTGAACTCCTCAAGCAATGCCTGTTCAAACAGATCATCAACTTCCTTTGGTCCCCTGGACAACCAGTCTTTCACATTCTCAAACATGTGATAACCACCAAACCGGGTTGTCTTATTTCGGGATGAAGTCCCTTCTACCCATGACGCATAAACAAGATTCGCCCCGTACCTGGCTTCTCCGGCATCGATCTGGGCATGGAGGGTTTTCACCAGGTTCCCCCCGACATGATTTCGGAGGTTTGCCGTGATTCTTCCATGTCCCGGGTAAAGTTGTTCTTTCACCTTGTTGCTACCCATAACGGCAATATCTCTCAAGGCGAGATTCGCGGCTTTAATCAAATGACCCACGGGGTCATCAAAAAGCGGTCCATTTGCATAAACACTCTGCCTAGCCATTAAAAATAAATCTCCGAATAAGCCGTCACAGAACGGAATTCGTCAAGGGTTGAAAGAACTGAACTTGCGTCGGCATCGGATCTCGTGATTCCTTCCGCACCGCTTCCGATTGTCAGGGTTGTTCCCATATCTCGATCCCGGAAGAAGATCTTCCCCAGATCCAGGCACGCCTGGACGACGATGGGATTATATTCATAACTGTAAAGCGAAGCCCCCCCGGAATGAGTGGCGGCGGTTGTCCCGTTGACGCCTCTTTCCACCGTGAGGGTATTTCCGCTGATTCCTGTTATATACAACTGTTCAGAATCAATCAGAATTGTCTGGGCAATACTCAGGCTACTTGCGCTCGACACACTTGCCGATGTCGTCGTGGTCGATCCTATTGCGTCGGCAGTCGTTTCGCTTATGGTGTCATTCGCATATCCCCATGTGGCAAGAACCGCGAGGGTTTGTTGCCCGGCATGAAATGATTTCGAGGAATCCTCGTTCAACTTGAGCCGGGTTTTTGGAGTCGAGTTGTAGGGTTCCAGCCAGTAATCGGCGTTATATCCCTCTGTAAGGGTCTCAGAGGAGTCCCTGTCTGTTGCCTTGTAGGATGTAACGGAAGTTACAGAGACAAGCCAGGAGTCCAGGGGAATCGCGGAAAGATAAAAATCCTTCAACCCGATCTGGGTCGGGGACGATCCAGAAATTATGACCTGGGGCGTATCCCTCAATGTCCCGGAGCCGATATCAAAATAATGGGTCTCGAGACGCGGACCAAAACTCTGCATCCCCACATAGTTATCGATCCGGCTCGATGCAGACTCAACGATCCTTCTCAGGACTGCCGTGTCGCTTGTCCAGCCGCTCGAATATGCCGTCCCTGCAAGATAATCCCGCAGATCATCAATGCTCGCGTACGAATGCCGAGTCACCATCTACTTGTTTTCCTTCGTTCTCTTTGCTTTATTTTTCGGCGGTGCCTTCATCTTCTCAAAATATTCAGCGTAATCGGTTGCCACCGCCACAGTCATTTCGTATTCCTCCCCGTCTTCGTAAAAAACGCCTGATAACGTGAACCCTTTCACACATTTAACTTTAACCATTGCTATACCTCATAAGG